CTCCTAATCCTAGTAAAAGGGTTTAGGGAACAACGAGAGCGTTGGAACCAAGAACAGATCGCAAATACCCATAAAAGAGTATCCTCCAAAAAAGTACAAGTATCTGCCAAAATTCCTCCTGGCCTAAAACTCCGAATCAAAAAGCCCATCATCTAGTGCAACCTTCCAAATCCGATGCCGAAGTGGCCCTAACATTTTGGCTCAAACAACTGGCTTCTCAGAACAAACTCCCCCCAGCAGTATTACTAGCATTCAAACAATGGCAACAATTTTGTACGCCCCTAAACAGCGATGAGTTACTATCTCCCCCTAGCCGATACGATAGAGGAAACTCCACTAGATCAATGGAGCATCAACCTCGATGAGCAACCGCTCTATCGTCCCAACAATTCCTTCATCGGAACCACCCAACACATCTGGGATTCAGTCTCAATCAACCTCTTAAAAGAGTGCCCACGTAAATACTATTTCAAGATGATTGAGGGTTGGGATTGGCAAGTAAAACCAGCTACCCTCCAATTCGGAATATACTTTCATACCTGCATGGAAACATGGCATAGGCTTATAGCCTACGGTATTGATAAAGAAACAAGCCTCCTCCGAGTCCTGCGTTTGGCTGCATTGCTTGGGGAACGGCTTATCTCCAACCGCACCGAACGCACTAAAGAAACTCTGATGCGGTCTGTTGTTTGGTACTTGGATCAATTCACGGACGATCAAGCTAAAACAATGATAATGCCAGATGGCTCTCCGGCGGTAGAGCTCAGCTTTATGCTACCGATTTTTCATATCAAACTAACTCCAACAAATGATTTGCCTCCCCTAAGTTTGGCGGATGTAGTAGAAAATCTTCCAGAGCTTAACGATCTTCCCAACACAATCAGTGGCGGAAGAAAAATATTCGGAGAATTAATTTGTGACTGTGACCTGCCGTCCCATATTAGTTTTGAAGAGTTGAAGGAATCGTTCTACACAATCCCCGTTTACCTTGCAGGCCACATAGACCGCGTTGTTGAATTCATGGGAGAGTCCTACATCGCCGACTACAAAACAGCGAAGCGCCAGCTAGATACTCAATTTCCCAACAATTTCAAACCCTCTACGCAATTTAGTGTGTATTTGTCAGCAGCGCATATTCTTTCTTCCCAACCTAATTCAGTATTCTTTCAGCCTCCATCAGGAGTGATGATTGATGGCATCCAACTGGGGGTGAACTTTAACCGATACCAAAGGTTCTTTTATCGTTCGACCCAGAGCGAACTTAACCAATTCTTAGAGGACCTAGAGACCACAATAAAAATAAAAGCAGTAGGGTATGCTAATGTAGGCCGTTGGCCTGCAGAAGAAACCTCTTGCCACAACTATGGCGGGTGCGAATTCTTACCCGTATGCACTAGACCACCAGCTGAATGGGCAAGATTACTCAAAGCCAACTTTGTAAAAAACACATGGGACCCGAGCAAAGCACGATGACCAAACTATCTGACGAACCAGAAAACAGATCCGCTATCAAACTTATTCTAATGGGCGCTTCAGGAACAGGTAAATCTTCTCTTATAATCCCACTAGCAATTCCCGACCTTATTCCCGGCTGGCCCGGTAAAAAGCTCTTCGTTCGCAACTACGATGGCCGCGACAAGTTCAAAGAAATTGCCCTCGAACAACTTAAAGCTCGCCTTACAGGAAAGAAACTTACCAAAATTACCCAACAGCAGTATGATGCGGCCAAAGAGAACATCGAATTTGTAGATTGCATCGATCCGCGCTCGACAGTAAGTGTTGCTGGTAAGAGCAAAGTAGGAATTGTTTCGGCTGACGCGTGGATGACTGCCCGTAAAGCCTTTACCGAATGGGAGAAGCACCTCAAACCTGGCACAATCCTAATCGACGATTCTTTCACCCACATGGCAAATGCTATTGCAGCCTACACTATGGCCGCATCATCTCGACTTAACTTCTCAATGGAAGGCTATAAAGACTACGCCCCTGCCCAAATGGAGGTATCTAATAGTCTTAGTCTTCTTAGCTACCTTCGGTGCGATGTAATCCTAACCGCTCACCAAGACTCTTATGATGTAAAGAAAACATCAGAGACTGCTGAGAGAGACTCCCAAACCGGTATGATGGTCTTTAAAGAAGAAATCGTAGATAGCCTCATGCTTCCATCATCTATCGGACAAAAAGGACGTACTGCTATTCCGTCTGGATTCAATCACATGCTCTATACCACTTTATCCAGACATGATATTAGGGAGCTTCGCACCACTCCAGGCAAAGGCATCGCTCCTAAAACACCATTTTTTGGGAGGGCCAAAAACACATACGACATCGATACTGGCTTAGTAGAATACTTTATGTTGGGCGAACAGGCGTAACAAGTGAGAATCACAGTCGAAGACGAGATCGTGCTCCAAATCCTAACCAAACAAAGGAGGCCCTAGAACTAAGATTATTAGATCCCTACCTCAGATACCAAGACTCTTTCCGACAGCTACTACATGTAACAAATCACAGGTAATTATATGTCTATCACTTCACTCCTTAATAAGACCAAGCAAGAAGATTTCGTAAAAAAGCTTCTTCCCGAGGCGGCATTCCTTGCTCGCATTGTAGAAGCCAACACCCTGCCGAGATACTGGGGACCGAAAGAGGGTAAGCGTACAGAACCAGCATATGCAATCTGCTACGCGCCCACATTCGAGATAATGGCCTATCTCCCGACCGGCGATGATGAGCTTGATGCTCAGAACAACGCTATCCTAGAAAACTATGGAGACTGGAAGGGTCTAAAACTCCATAACAATTACCGCGGCACAGTTCCAACAATGGGAGATCAAAAGCTGCTGTTATCAGGTGTTGGCCCTGGCAACTATGAGCTAGGGTCTTGTGATCCTTATTTTGGAACACAGGAAGGAGAAGAATATTTCAGTGTCTCATCTAGACTATCGGCTTTTATGGAAGCAAAGCCAGATGGTTCTATTGGGGGATTTGTAGCGCTGCTTTCAGCAGACCCCACTACTCAGGAGTCTATCAAGCTCCCATCCAAGCCCTTCTCCAACCTTCCAAAAGTAATTGCCGCCACCGAAGGGGCATACCTCATTCTAGACATGGGGATCGAAAGTGATCCTCAATATGGAGAGAGGAATATAATTAGGAATGTTAGCTCAGTAGGCTAACCTAACTCAGGCCAAGGATGGCCTTTCTTCAGAGAATGGCATGCACCACATTATCTTCCTTAACGGCCCACCTGGCAGTGGCAAAGATACTATTGCCAATATACTAGCATCCAACATTGCGCTTGTAAAAGAGTTTAAGTTTGCTGATATTCTATACCAAATGGCTTCTGCCATAATCGTTGGAAACAACCGAGAAAGGTTTAAAGCCGCAACACTATCCAACGGTAAAACTGGTAGAGATTTTCTCATATCTCTTTCTGAAGACCTAATAAAACCCTATTTTGGAAGAGATTTCTTTGGGGCAGCAACAGCTGGGGATATATTAATCCTTGCTGAGTATATGCACCCAGATCCAATAATAGCAGTCGTTAGTGACGCAGGATTCCAATATGAGGTAGATGCTTGCCTTAACCGTCTCCAACAGCATGGAGAATGGAAATCAATAATCCTTCAAGTCAACCGCCCAGGACACTCATTCAAAGGAGACTCACGAGAATATATAGGACCACCTACGTACTTTATTACCAACGACTCTACCATCGATGATCTAACCAAAAGAGTGCTAAAGATTATTAGCAAAGAGCTTTCAAATGTCCAACCTCTACACCATATTTGATACAGAAACAACTGGCCTAGTAAATTCTAAACTAGACTTAGCCCACCCATCTCAACCGCATCTAGTCGCCCTATCAGCTCTCCAGGTAGACATGGGTATTAACCATATCCAACAGTCTACCTCAAAAGTAGTAACCCCCTATGGTTGGGAATGGGATGATACTAACGAAGCCTTCAAAGTTCATGGCCTAACTGCTGAATACTGTGCCCTAAATGGCCGCGATGAAAAGCATGTCCTTGACGAAATCCTGCATCTATGGAATAATAGATCCTCCCTTGTTGCTCATAATCTCCAATTTGACAAAAACATAATAAGTATTGCTATCGCTCGCTATTATCCAAAGGAAGTAGCTCTCTTATCTGCCTGGCGAGAAGCACCTGGAGTCTGCACAATGAAGGAGAATAAGGAGAGAGTCAACGCTCAAACCAAACCAAACATCAAGACAGGCAAGACTCGCCTAAAATTCCCCAACTTAAAGGAAACTTATAACTACTTCTTCGATTGTGATTTCGACAATTCGCACTCAGCCAACGCTGACGCGGTAGCTGTGTATCAAATCTTTTGTGCTATGCCG